ACCGGTGCGCGAGATCATCGAGGAGGTGCAGGCGGCGATCTGCGACAACTACTGCAAGTACGTAGTCGGCTACAAGGATGCCGACGATGAAAAGTATAGCGATCTGGTAAATCGATACTGCGTCAGCTGTCCGCTGAACCGGTTGTGAAAGGAGGGCAAAATGTTTACAGAAACCGAGAAAACAATTCTTAACGCGCTGCCGCTGAAATATAAATATATCTTCAGGAGTCCAGGCGGTGAGCTAAAAGTTAACGATGGCACAGGTGATAATTGTTTATCGATTTACGAGTTTGACCATATTTTCAAAGACGTTAAACCGGGATGTAGACCGATTTGCTTCAGGACACCGATTCTCGATGACACAGAGCGGGAATATCTGAAAGCGGTGTTTAAGCCGTTTGCAAGCAGAATCAAGTATGTTAAAAAACAGTACCGCAACGAAATGTGTAAAGACATGGAATACATAAAAGTATTTATCACAGACCCTGATGGGGACAACGCGATATTGCCGTTATTCAAAAAAGGAACAATGTATAAAGGCATGAAGCCCAATAAAGCATACACGCTCTATGAGCTGGGTATCAGATACGACTGAGGAGGACGCGGCATGAGGGCTTCGATGAGCGTGAAATGGAAAAGACCAGCAGGCGAATGTCCTTATTTCATAGCTGGGGGATATAAGTACTTCTTGCAACAGGATTACCGGTCAGATTGCATGTGGTACGTCGGAAAAGTTCTGAACAAGCCGATCGAGGTTCAGAAGCGGGATTCACTTAAGCAGATTTATATAGACCTGATCGGGCATCCTGCCAGCTTTGAAGAAAGCGAAAACTGGCAGGGAATGACCAACAGACAGATTGAGGAAGAATACGACAGCCTGCTCCGAATGTATACGAAAGGATTCAACTGGAACGACAACATCAGGAGATACATAAGAGTCGTTTCCGAAAGCAGCGACAATAAGCCTCATTACTTTGCGGTTGACCTTTCAAATAAGGAATGGTGGGAATACTACGAGGACGAGATGGTTTCCGGATTATTCAGCACCGAGAAGGAAGCAAAGGAGGCAGCAGAGGTGTTTTGGGAAAAGGAAAACGGAAGACAGATGAGCCTGGAGGATTTTCGCGCAGGCGAATGCGGCGGTTGCATTTAACAGGGAGGACGCGGCATGAGATTCATTAATTACGACAAGCTGCACAATGCGATTTACAAGAAAATAATTGAATACACGCCACCTGCTCTCAGGAATGATTACATGCGCGGGTACGCGGATGGCTTGCACTGGTCACTTTACGTGATCGAGTGCCAGGAGAAATTCACCGACTGGGACAACCGGAAGAAGCTGCTTCAGCCGGAACGATCGGAATTTGATTGGTCCATAGTCGACGCTATGGTGAATGGTCTGTCAGACGCGCTGCCGGGCGAAAACGAGGCGCACGGTGGGGGCTGGCTTGAGGACTGGTTAAAAAATTTCATGTGGGAATACGACATCGATCCTGCTGAACTGCTGATGGAGGAGAAGGATGAAGGTAATGAAAAGGAGATCAGCAGATGAACAGATATTATTGACTCTTCTGGCATCCCCGTGGGTCGGAAATGCCACTTTTCCTTGTAATCAAGCTGCTTTCTGAGGCTCAGGTTTTCGGTTGGGAAGTGGAATGCGGATATCTGAGCATACGAGGTACACCATATCCATCATGTTCTGGATATTCCGGAATCCATATGCTTTGCGGATAATCAGCTTGATTTTGTTGTTGGTTGCTTCGATCCTTGCATTACTGAGGCCAAGACGGATCGTGTTCAGGATATGCTCCTTATGGCGCTTGATTTTCTTGTGAGGGTAAAGCTGCAAAGAATCGCCAGGTGATTGCGACTTAGTTGACTTAGTTGAAGGAGGCAAAATCAGATGTTAAGAGTGTTTATATCAGGCAAGATAACAGGAACAAACGATTACCTGGAAAGATTTTCCCAGGCAGAGGAAGAACTGCATAAGCGGGGCTATGAACCGGTCAATCCGTCATCTGTAACAGCACAGCTGCCAAAGACGCTGACACATGAAGAGTATATGACGGTGACGCTTGCCATTCTCACGATTTGTGATGCCATATACATGCTGCCTGGATGGGAAGATAGCGAGGGAGCGAAACGTGAACTAAGAGCAGCAAAGATGTTGAGAATGAAAGTCATGCAGAAAGGGGACCTGAAATGAATTGCATGCTTGAAGATGGGGCTTATTTACCAGAGAAGGCGCATGAAACTGATGCCGGATATGACTTGCGAACTCCTATTCCTGTAAGAATCCCGGCGGGAGGATCGGCAACAATCGACACAGGAGTACATATTGCGATTCCGGAAGGGTTTTTCGGAAAGCTGGAATCTAAGTCGGGGCTGAATGTGAAACATAATATCGTCAGCTTGGGCGGGGTGATAGACGCGGGGTATACGGGAAGCGTTGTCATAAAGCTCTATAACCTGGGGAAACAGGATTATATCTTCCAGACGGGCGAAAAGATCGTGCAGATGATTATACAGCCGTGCGCCAATTTCAATATCGAACAGGTAAAAACTCTGGGAGACACAGAACGAGGAGATAAGGGATTCGGCAGTTCTGGGCGATAAAACCGGAGCCATAAAGAGAGGAGGAAGAGAAGTGCCATTCCTGACATTCATCCTTGGCTACGGTCTCGGGATGATCGTAACTTTGTGGATCGTGATTCGAAACAGCTAGAGGAGGTGACGCCGATGGACGTGATAACAACATTGCTGCAAATGGCAGGCGAAGAGTCGTCGGTCATCAGGAAAACAGCGATCATGGACGCAGTAAGCGCTGTTGAGAAACAGCGCGAGTATCCGGGGAGACGGACATTCAAATGTCCGGTATGTGGCGCGGACATCCTGCTGACTGACGTATTCTGCCGGCATTGCGGCCAGCGGCTGCCAAGCAGTAAAGAAATGTGGAGGGCGCTATGACAGCCAAGCAGTTTCTGTACTCGGTCAGGGACGAGCAAAAAGAGATCGAGGAGATCGGGGATCGTATCTATGAGCTGGAGATGTCGCTGCTTCCCGGCGCGATGCGCTACGACGTCGACTGGGTGCAGGTATCACCGATGGACACAACCACGGACCGGATGGCAGAGATCTCGGACTACATGTCCGAGCTTAAGCGTAAGCAGTCGGCGCTGACTGACAAGAGGCTGAAGGCGCAGCGGCTGATCAATCATCTGACGGACAGCAGGGAACGTCAGGTGCTGGATATATATTTTCTCTCGGTAAAGCGACCAGGGATGAAGGATGTGGCTGTGATGCTGAACTACTCACAACGGCAGGCGTATCGGTTCTACGTGTCGGCGCTGGAACACCTGGAAAGATGGCAGTGAATGTCAGCGGCAATCGTGATATGATGATAGCGTGAAAAGTGAGTCAGTAAGGCTGATCACATTTCCCATCCTGTGTGAGCGGCGGGCGTTGAAGCCTGCCGCTTGTGAGTTACCAGGGGAATATATCTATTGACAAATGTGTATCGAGTGTGTATTATATACACACAGGAGGTGCACATGAAGAGAAGAGATTTAATAAACCGGTTGGAAGAAGCAGGTCTGAAATTCGAAAGGCATGGTACGGATCACGATATCTACAGTAAGGATGGGAGGATAGAAATGATACCGAGACACCGTGAGATTAACGAAAGACTTGCAAATGCCATCTTAAAACGGTGGGGAGCTTAACGGCTCTCCACTCTGAAATCTCTTTTCTCACAAATAACACAGGATGGAGGAAAGGTACATGAAAGCAGCATATCCGACAATACTTACACGTGATAAAGACGTTGTCCTTGTCGAGGTCCCTGATTTGGGGATACTCACAGAAGGGAAAAACGTAGCGGATGCCATCTACATGGCGCGGGACGCTATAGGTCTTGCAGGAGTCGCATTGCAGGACAAGAAGCAGGAAGTACCAAAGCCGTCGGCACTAGAGGATATTGATGTGTCTTCCGGGACGTTTGCAGATGCCGGCGCAGGAATCCTGACGCTTGTCGACATTGACTTTGAAGCATATCGAAGGAAGCTTGACAGAAAGATGGTCAGGCGGAATGTAACGCTTCCGGAATGGCTCAATGAAGCGGCGGACGATGCGAACCTGAATGTATCAGGCGTTCTTCAGGAAGCGCTGAAAGACAAACTTGGATTTGCAAAAGAAGCATAAACATTTAGCAGGCAGAAGGGGATGCTATACAGCATTCCCTTTTTGTATGGCAGCAGTGCTGCCTTTAGCGGAAGAGTGCAGGCCGCTATACAAATTCACCCGGCGGGGCAAGCGCCCCGCCATGCTCTGGGTATATCGCCCGGAGCTTTTTTAGTGGGCAAAGGATATGACACAGGCAGAGCTGGCAACATGGATCAGACAGCTGATCAAGGAGGATCGGCTGTATAAATTCTACAAGTCAAAGGACTGGATCAAGTTAAAGACAGAGATCCTGCGGGATGCTCACTATGAGTGCGCAGTATGCAGGCAGCACGGGAAGATCACACGGTACGATGTGGACTTCATGACCGGCGAGAAGAAGCTGATCTCAACTGTCCATCATGTCATGCATGTGCGTGAACATCCAGAGCTGGCAATGTCACGGACGTTCCGTGATCCAGCGGCAGGTGAGATCAAAGCGAATCTGCTGCCGGTGTGTAAGTCCTGCCACAATAAGCTGCACCCGGAGAAATTTAAAAGCAAACAGAAACAGGCGAAGCCGCTGACGGTTGAGCGGTGGTGATGATACCCCCGGGCCCTATTACCCCTTTCAAAAGGTGGAACCGAGCAACGGGGAGGCGGTCTAGCCTCTTCATACGCGCGCGCGGTGCGCATGGTGTTTTCAGCAGGAGGAAATGAAATGACGCAACAGGATTCATCGAAAGAGGTCGCTCAGATCATGAGGTCTGGCGCATACAGAAAAATCAAGAAATCGCTTCTTGAACAGCTGGCACGGTCAGGCAATGATGATCCTCACTTTTCCGACATGGTAGAGGATTACATGAAGATGTACGTGACGAAAGAGCTGTGCAGCCGGGACATCGAACAGCGAGGCGTGAACGTGACAGCCATCGGATCCAAAGGCCAGACGGTTGTTCACAAGAACGACAGCGTTGACATGATGCTCAAGACGAACGCGCAGATGTTAAAGCTCCTCGATGCGCTGGGAGTCAAGCCGGATGCCGTAGTGGAGGACGATGAAGAGCTGTAAGCTTCCGCCTGAAATCCAAGAATGGATCGACATTGTGGAGAACAACACATACCAGTGTTGCGAGGAGCAACATTTGTTGATCCAGCATGTGAAGGACTGCTTCGAAAATGAGGATATCGAGATCGACATGGAGCGGCTGCGGGATTACATGCATCTGTGTGATGCCTATGTTCCGTTCAAGCTGTTTCCCTGGCAGAAATTCGTCATTGCACTGCATGACTGCTGCTATCTGAACGGACGCCCGCGCTGGCCTGATCTGTTCTGCGAGTTGGGGCGAGGCGCAGGCAAGGATGGAACGATCGCGGTCGAGGCGTTCCTGCTGACATCACCGTATAACGGGATTTCGGAATATGACGTTGATATCTGCGCAAACAACGAAGAACAGGCAGTCAGGCCGGTGCAGGACCTGACCGGATTTTTCGAACAGCCTGCCAATGTGAAGAAGATCAAGAAATTCTATCACTGGACGAAGGAACGGGTTGTAAGCGTAAAGACACGATCGATGATAAAAGGACGGACGAACAGCCCGAAAGGGAAGGACGGCCTGAGATCGGGGATCGTGATCTTCAACGAGATCCACCAGTACGGGAATTACGACAACATCAACGTATTCACGACGGGACTAGGGAAGAAGCAGGATCCGCGTAGGTCGTACTACACAACGAACGGCGATGTCCGCGACGGCCCGCTAGATGACCTGTTGGCGGACTCCGAGGACATCCTGAGAGCCGGAGCTGATGATAATGGCCTGCTGCCGTTCATCTGCAAGCTCGACAAGCGGGAAGAGGTGGACGATGAAGCGAACTGGACAAAATCGAATCCATCCCTGCCGTATCTTCCAAACCTGCTGGACGAGACCCGGAAGGAGTACCGCGAGTGGAAGAAGAACCCCGACCGCCTGCCGGCATTCCTGAGCAAGCGGATGAATCTGCCGGATCTGGCGAAGGATACCGCTGTTACTGACTGGGAATCCATCGCGGCGACGAATCAGGAGATCCCGGACATGACCGGGAAGAGCTGCACAATCGGGATTGACTACTCAAAGACCACGGACTGGATGGCGGTTGATATCCACTTCCGCGACGGAGACCGGAGATACGATATCTGCCACGGCTGGGTGTGCAGTCAATCGCGGGACCTGCCGAAGATCAAAGCACCATGGAAGACATGGATCAACAACGGCCTGCTGACATTCGTCGATGATGTGGAGATCCACCCGTCGATCGTTGCAGAGTATGTGCAGGAAGCCGGGAAGAAGTACAACATCCAGCAGGTAGGCGTCGACAGCTATCGGTATTCGCTGCTATCCGATTCGCTGGCAAAGGTCGGCATCTCGACGGAACAAGGGAATCTGACACTGGTAAAGCAGCGGGACATCCTGAGCGTCGTTCCGGTGATCGACCATTGCTTCATGGAGCGGTATTTCGCCTGGGGCGACAACCCCATGCTGAGATGGGCGACCAACAACACGAAGCTGATCAAGTACGGAAGGGATGTCGGCGCAGACAAGGGTTCATATGTCTACGCGAAGATAGAAGCGCATGCACGGAAAACAGACCCGTTCATGGCGTTAGTCGCGGCGATGTGCGTTGAGGAAAAGATCAAGATGCCGGCGCCGATGCAGGTTGTCAACATCATCACATTTTGAAAGGGGGTGAAGCAATGGCATGGTTCAACACATTTCTCGAGAAACTGTTTCCGACGACTGAGCATATCGGAGGCGATCCGCAGTCAATTGTCATTGACATCCCGCCGGAGGTTTACTACGAATCCCTGGCAATCTATACAGCGTCATCCCTGATCAGCAATGCGATCGGCCATTCGGAGGTAAGGACGTACCGGAACGGAAAGCCTGACCGGTCGACGGATGATTATTATCTGCTCAACGTTGCGCCGAACAAAAATGAAACGTCCAGCCTGTTCTGGCATCGTGTTATCAACAAGATGATCTATGACGGCGAGGCGCTGATCGTAGATGCCGGAGGGGCGCTGTACTGTGCAGACTCATTCACACGGAACGCTGAGCGGCCGATTCTGGGCGACATCTACGGGAACGTAACGGTTGGAAATTTTACCTTCAACCGGATATTTACGCAGGACGATGCCTATCTGATCCGGCTGGACAACATCCGGGTGCGGCAGCTGATTGACGGCATGTATTCGCAGTACAAGGGAATCATCGCATCAGCAGCAAAGGCCGTGCAGAAGGGGAATGGACAGAAGTATAAACTCCACATCCAGGGCACTAAAGCCGGAGATG